CTGGCATTGTTTGAGACATCATAACACGGTACCCATTGAATTGTCCAGAAGACTGGAATCCTTGTGTACGTCCCATGTAGTCCATAGTACCATTTTGATACCACCACTTCAATTGGTTATCCCAAGACAATTTCAATAAGAAGATATTGTCATTTGTATTATCAGTGATGTCAAAGATAATGAAGCTGTAAGAGCTTAATGGGAAACCATCAATGATTGGGTTCTCAATGTCATTAGTATGAACATTGTCAAATGCAGGGTTCAATACAAACTTAACATTTGCCAAGAATGGGATTACATATGAAGTATATGCAAATCCAAAGTTCAAGTCCATACCTTTACCAGTGATAGCACCTATGTCAGCAGCCTGAATCAAAAGACCAGAAGATACTGCTTCTCTTTTGATAGCTTCATTTACCATACGCATTCCACCCATACCAGTTTGAACTACTAAAGATCGTTTTGGATCTGGACCTTGGAACTCAACCTTACCATTGAAGAAGTTGTAGATCTCTCCACGGAACAAATCAAGTGTAAAGTTATTTTTGTTGTATACTCGTTTGAATGAGTTATCCAACTGTTTCCAAAGACCTACAGACAATCTTACATCATCTGGACCATCTTGACGAACTCTACCTCCATGTCCCCACATTAAGTAAGTCTCAATGTCAGTAGCAATTTTGCTCAAGTGAGCAGCTTCCATTGTAGTTAAGAATGTTCTAGATAAGTCACCATTATCAAATGCACGTTTAACTTTATCTTTTCCAAGAACCTTAACCATATCATCTAAAGATGTGATAGATGGATCAATGTTTTGGTCAAATGTTCTCCAGATTTCAGTTACAGGAACTGTACCATCTGCATTCATTCCACCTTTGATCATCAAGTCAGCACGGCTAGAGATTGAATAGTGAACATGAGCTTCAGCACCACCAACAAAGTTATAGAACTCACGGAATCCTGTTCTTGTTTGAATGTCTGAAAATCTTTCACCATATTCTCCACGGGCAGAACCTTTACGGAAAACTTTAGTACCATTAGCTAAGTACTTGTTATCCAAGTATTTGTAGTTGTCATTGTCTACTAATTGTACTGTATAGATGTATCCATCTCCTAAAGGAAGAATATCTTCTGTAGGTACAATGTACAATTCAGCTCCGTTGTATTTGTCATATGTGATAATATCACCATGTCCAAATTCTCTACGGCTTAATTTAATGCGGAATGTAGTACCATCCACACCTTTGAATGTATTGTCTGGTTCAATATCCTCAATGATGTAAGGTAAGTCTACAGACACTGGAGTCTGCCACTTATACTCACCACGAGCATTATCAACCATAATTACATTCTTGCCACCAAATGAAGACATTTGATAAAGTGGCATTTCAACTTTCTGAGCCATAGCCCATAGGTCAACTGGGCCTAAGTCCATAGGCTCAGCATCTTTCAGCATGTTAACCAAGTGGTAAGAATCCACATGGGAACTTGCGTTGTAAGCGGTATCCCGGAGGAATATACCATTGTTTAAAACTGGAGTTGCCATTTTGTATTTGTTTTTAAATTGTTACTAATTAAAATCTCTTGAACATGTTAGGTCTTGAGATTGTCTTTTGTGTTGATCTTTGAGGAGAAGCTGTTCTTCTAGTTTCTTCCTCTTCAGATGTTGAAGATGCAAGTTTCCTTGACTCTTCAGTTTTTAATTGTCTTACTACTTTTTCAGTAGCTGCTTTAGATCCTTGCTCTCTTACTTTGTTTTTATATCCATCTGGATCTGCAAGTAACCAAAGAGCTTCAGCAATAAGATCATGTCTTGGTTCTACAAACTGATATTTTTCTATCAAGTGTCCAAACAAGTTTGTAGGTTTACCTGAAATTGAAGGGTAGTTAGGTTGAACTAATCCGGAGTATAATAGACTCTGCATTTTTTTGTCAAGTTTTACACCTCCTAGTTCTCCAGCAGATAGAGTGTTAAATACATTATCTGTATATGCTTTAGCTTGTTTTGCCTGCATTTCTTTTTTCTGCTCTTGTTCTGCTAGTTGTCTTGCAACAATCTCTTCTTGCATTCTATCTAACTTTGGTTTGAATTGGTTAGCTTTTTGTTCTAACTTATTCATATCTACCCAGTCATTGATTTCTTCCTCAATTTCTTCTGGTGATCCAAAGTTTGTAGCATAAAGATATTGTCTTGCAATTTCTGCTTGATCATACTCATCAGCCGGATCTAGTTCTCTTATTTCCTCAACATGTGCCAAGGTTCTAAATAAGCCTTTAAGATCTTGTCCACCATCTGCTACATATTTAGCAGCATATTGGAGCTCTTCAGGAAGAGATTGAAAAAACTCTTTTGGAGTATTCTCTCTAATTGCATTTTCTCTTTCTTGAAAGTTAGCTTCAAATAGTTCTCTAAAATCTTTTGTGGTATACTCCTCTAAAGGTTTATCATCATCAAAAGGAATTAAAGTACCTTCCTCAATCATTTTAGTTGCTAATTCAGCAAGACCAGATTTGTCAACCTTTGGTCTTCCTTTGTTACCAGCATCTTCTTCTTGAGAAATTAAGCCATCAAGTTCAGCTATTGTTTCTTCAACTTCTGCTTTCTTTTCTGCTGCTTCTTTCTTTTCAGTAGGAGTAGCAGTATTGTCAAGGAACGTAGTATCTACATTTTCTTTAGAAAACATAGACTTTGGTTTTTCTTCTGTCTTACCTTCTTCAGGAAGCATTACACTTTCTGCACCCGGCATTCCAAAGATCTCATCAATATTAACTTCAACTTGCTCTACCTTTGTAGTGTCAAGTACCTGGGTTTCCCCAGTTGCTTTGTTGGTTTCTTCCATTGTTGTTGGTTTTTGGTTATACATTAATATAATAATAAATTTTAAAAATTTAAAGCTTTATAATTCTTTTTGTCTACTATATAGCTATTAATCTTTCTTTTTATTATTTTGTTTTTGATCAAACTTGTTTTTATTTACTTGAGCTATCTGTAATTGCTTATCTGCAATATCTCTTTGAGCTTGAATTTTTTCTCTTTCAATATTGTTTTTCTCTCTATCAATAGTCATTCTATTTGAATCTTTTTCTCTCTGAAGATTAGTTTGTTCTTGATATTGTTCAGTAGCTCTTATTTCTTTCATAGCATCCGCATAGTCAGACATTTGGTTTTCATTAACATCAACTGCAGCACCATATCCAGCAGCTCTAATTTCAGCTACTGTAATATTATTAGCAAGTTGTTTATCTTGTCTTTCAGCCTCTGCCTGAATTTGCATTTGTTTTTGTTTCTCCTGAGATTGAAGTTGCTCAGTTTGCATTTGTTGTTGAGACTGCATCTCTTGATCCTTCATTTGTTTTTGCTTATCTTCAGAAGACTTAAGAACAGTATTAAGTTGTGCAATAGAGTCAGACTGAATAATTTGACCAAGATCATAAATGCTAGCACCTGCTGTATTGTTTGACATAGCCAATTGTTTAAGTTGTTCAAGAATAGCTCTATGATTTGCTGTAGTACTGCAGAATATATTTAGATCCCTTAATAAAAGTTCTGTTCCATTAACTTGGAAGTTTACTTTTTCATCTGCAGAAGTTACATATGTTAGTCTTGCAGAAGGATTAGTTGAATGATAATACTGAGCTAAGTCAGTTCTCATTTGATGGACTCTTGGCATTAAATAATCACAGTGCTGAATAAAGAATACTTCTGTTTGTGCATAAGAAGCAGATGTTGCTTGTTCTACACCTGTTGCAGTTAATTGAGATAACTGCTGACCCATTCTTTGAGGATTTAATCCTATCACTTCAAATGCTTGAGATTTAAAATGATTAGCTAACTGAATCCTAGACATTAATCTTTCTGTTTGAGAAAGATCTAGTTTTTGGAAATGCTGGAAGTTTAATGCATTTTCAGTGTTAGTAATACTAGTGTCTAATGGAAGCATTTGGAAATTCTTCATAGCAACATATGCTTTTGCTAAATTTCCTTTTCCCCAATCTTCACCTAGTGAATGTCGTGGAAGAGTGTTCTGATCTAACATGATAATTGTACCAAGTTCATCAACTAAGATGTCTGCAATCTGATTGTTAACTATGTTGTATCCAATCTGATATGGCTTCATTAAGTCAATTAATGCAGTTGACTTGGTATTTCTATCTGAGAATACAGCACCTTCCACTGGTAACTTACATCCATAAAGAGTATTATCTCCTTTGAACTGAAATTTTATTGGTCCTAAATTATTTTTTTCAATACCTAAGTATATTGGTGAAAAACCTCCTGGATTATTCATTCCCCAAAATGAAGGAATATTAGGTCCAATTTTTACACCACCCCATGTTTCATTAATCCAAATCCAATCTATATGTTCTCCATATACCAAAGTATCTTTAGTTTTATTTTTAAAGAGTCTATTATCATAGATAGGCTTATCTGTTACAACATATTCTTCTGATACTATTTCAGTTGTTACTTCACCTAGATCTGTAATTTTAGTCAAGTGGCCAACTTTCTTTTGAGATTTCCAATATACAGTTGATACTCTTAGTAAGTATGCTGTACCTTGATCATAGTAATCTTCACTTTCTGCAATTATTTGAGATACTATATCTGCACCATCTAATACAGTTCCGGACATAGCTGAAGTATACTGTCTGTATGCAAGAGATGGCATATTAACATTCCATTCATGAGACTTAGTTCCATCATAGAATGAACCATCATTTTGTAATCCTCCGATTGTATATCCAGCAGATCTAATAGGATATACATTTTCTAAAGCCTCAAGTTGTTCTTGTGTCATTAGATATCCATATTTATCTATTACATCTGACACAGTCATCATATCTGTTTTACCTACCCAGTTACCTTGAGAGATATATCTTACATCTGGAGACTTATGATAAAATGTCAATGCAGGATTCCAAAGTTCAATTTCATAATCATCCTCCATCATCTTAAAGTGCCAGAATTCTCTGTCTGTAATAAGCATATCACGGAATCCTCTTTCCTCTAACTCATCCATTCTAAACCTTTCAACATCAACTCTATGCTGATGAGCAGCCCATTGTTCTGTCATTGATTGGTAGTCTTTCTTAAAAAACTTTTCAATCTCAGGAAGAGTTTTTAGTTTATCAGGAGAAGTTTCTTGCTGAAACTCTGGACTTTCAGGATCCATACCCTGAGCAACTAAGGCTTGTGTAATTTTCATTTGAGCATCTGAAAGAAGAACTTCTTCTACCATCTTTCTTTTTTGCTCAAGCATTTCATTATATGAAAAGTCATCAACTGCTCTATATGTAAGTTTTGTAGATCTTTTAGCAAATTCACCTACTAGAACATTAATAACATTTGGAATGATCGGATAAAATTTTAGTTCAAGTGCTGATACATCTTCTTTAGTTAATATTTCAACTATGTCTCTGTAATCATTATCATCCTCAACTATATAATCTGTCTTATCAATAATACCTTTTGCTAGTTTATAATTTTTCATTATTCTTCTAGCATTTCTTCTTAATTGTTTTAGACCTTGCCACTCTAACCAGTCTAAGTTCCAAGCAGCCCATTGTTGATCTTTTTCTTTTTTAGGAAGAAACTGTAAAGGTTGAGTTATACTACCAATTCTATTTTGAGTAGACTTAGCTCCTTTCTTTGCTTGAATAGCATTTATAATTTGCATAATGTATTACTTTAAGTTTTTAAATGGTGATTTCTTAAATGATTGACCATTTGCAAGTTGCCCTCTTCCTACATGACGGAAAGGGCTTCTATTTAATTTAAACAAATTTTCTGACTTTTGCAAGTTTTTAGCAGCATCATCCATTATTGTTCTTCTTGAATATCCTCTGTTTGATTGTTGAATTTTCATAAATGCAACCAGTGCACAGAATGAAACTAATCTATCCACGTTAACTCCATCTGCATATGCTCTCATTTCTTTGAGTAACATAGGATCTGGAATTCTTTCAATACCGTATTTAGTTCTTATAATAGTACCATCAGGTTTTGTTTCAACATCTAGTTCTTCTTTAGTGTATTCAATTGCATAACTCAAGAGATGAGACTTAAATAATGTTCCTGTATTTTTCCATCCGTATTCCTGGAAAACATTTGCATTTGCTCCTAAATCCTTTAGGAACATAATCTGACTTTTTGGAACTAAGTACTTTTGTTTTTTTCTGGAGATCATGTATTGAATGAATAGAGATATGTTGTTCTCTATCACCGTCCATGCATTATACCATTCTATTATCAGCTCAAGTCTCTGATGTGTTTTATTAATATCATCAAATCTACCGCACCATGCAGCTACAATTTTATCTGGTTCAATGTATGTTTCAGTTTCTGTACCTGTTACTTTAGTTACTTCTATTGGAGCTTTCATTACATAGATAGAACATAATGATTCTGAAGTAGTTGTTTTACCTTCTGATACAGGGTCAATAGAAGCATAATATTGTCCAAATGCCGGATCTGGAATTGGTCTTTCCCATACTACAAGTACTCCTGTTTTATCTTCTGTACTTTTAGTAACTGGAAATTCCATAATAGGTCTTTTACTTGAGGCTTTTACAGTAGGTTTCCCATCAGCATCAGTAGATATATCTAAAAACTCATAGGCATATTCTTTATCTTCTATTCTTCTTTCTTGAGCTCCAACTAAATGAGATGGGAATACCGATACAGTTCTATGATCAAATGCTTCTTTAATATTTCTTGGATGCTGTGATATCCTTAATTGGTAAGTTTCAGGATCCAGTTCTTTTTTCCAAGTTTCAAATTGTTTATCTAAAGCTTCTAAAGCTTCTTTTATAAGAGAGTTGCCATACTTATCTATGTATGGTGGCATAGACCACTGTTCCGGAATAAATAATCCAGATAATCCTCTGGTACCTTTCTCATCTAATAAGTCTGTTTCTACTGCATATACATCACTATCTAATGGTTTAAGTATCATTTTTCTAAGTGGTTCACACTGTGATAAATCACCCACTGATCCTGCAGCAATAAACATTCCAGTAGTAATAAGTCCTGATCTCATTGCAGGTCTCATATACTCATATGTTTGATCCATTTTTGGAGCAATACCAGCTTCTTCATGGAAGAAGTATTTAACTGGACCCCCGACACCATTTGTAGGATCTTTCTCAAATGACATACCTTGCATAGTACCCTTTAGACCCACTTCTGTTTTTCTGTCACCTTTTCTTACTTCAATCTTTTGCTGCCACATTAAGACTTTGTCTGGAGACATTGGACGGTACCATGCAGTATGCTCATTAAGGAAGGCAGCATATTCCGATAAGAACTTCCAAGAACCTTTCTCATTAATATAGTCTTTAAGACTAGCACCCATTTTTAAAGTAACTCCTGGTTCAAACCATAACTGATTAAGTAATTTAGATATATGAAAGTATGAAGATGCTATCTGACGTTTCTTTAAAATAGCTACATGTTTGTAGTTTAACTCAGCAAGTAGTTCATATAATGCCATATGATACTGAGCATCCCTAATTTTAGCAAAGTCAAACTTTTGTTGTTCTTTATCAAAGATTGGTAAAAAGTTTAACCACATATAGTAATCCCTGGTAAGATACCATTTCTTATTTCCATTTATATAGAATACACCTTTTCTGCATTTAGTTTTTTGATCATCCCAATAAGCTATAAAATCTTTGGATTTAAATGGAGCTGTACAATAAACATTTTTAGTTCTAAATGTTGTAGCTTGTTCATTAAATAAATAAGAAGTATCATCAAAGTTATATTTACCTGGTTCAGTAAATATATCTGCTATTGCTCTAGAAAACTCTTCTCTAGAATCATAAGATACAGTAGTCCAAGCACCATTATCCCAACAGGGTATATCTTGAAAAATTTCACTCATGTTTATTGATCATATGCCATACCTATTCCTCCGCGCACTTTACTAGATTGTTCTTCTTGTAAGTCTTTATAAACTCCTTTAAATGAAGCTCTTATCTGGTCAAAATTCTTCGCGGCTGCAACAAGTGAATTAATATTACCATCTCTTCCTGCAGTAATTGTAGTAGTCTCCATATATTTTGCTAATCTATCTAACATAGATGCAATACCTTTATATGCTCTGGATGTAGGTGTTTCATACATTCTTTCACAAAACCTTAATGCATCAAATATAGTTTTGTCTTCAGTAGAAAATTCAGCTTCTATCTCTCTTATAATTAACATTTCTTTTTCAGCTTCCGGAGTATGAAAAAAAGGATTCATATCTGGATTAGGACAAGTCATATAGAATAAGTACTGATATATCTTTAGATAATCATCCGGATATTCATCCATAACATCTTTAAGAGCTTTCAGTGTATAACAATGTTCTGTAGGAATAACAGTATTGTTTTGTACATCAAATAGTTTTATAAGCATTTTACTTCTTTTTAATTTTATCTTTATTATCACGCAAGTAATGCATAATAGCCATAACTTCATCAATTAAATAAGGTACCTGAATTGGTATAACTTCTTTTACTATTGGTTCTCCATTTTTATCTAGTTTACTTATCGGATATCCCCAGTTATCTTCTCGTTCTACTTCAAATACAATATGGTGTATATAAATATTTCCAGCTTTTAATTTAGGATTATGCTTTAGTATAATATACATATAAATGCTGAGTTGTAATGCATAATGATAAAAGTTACAGTCATCTAATGTGTCTACGGGAAATGCCATTTTTTCTGATTGACCTTCCCAGTTTACATAAGATTCTTTTTTAATCTCCTTATTAGTTTTGTAGTCAATAATATTTACTTTACCATTGACTACTTCTACTAAATCTGATTGTCCACAGATACCAACTGATCTAAGATAGACCATATGTTCTGGATACACGCCTGGTTCTAATTTTTGAGAAGGAGCAATTTTAACTCCATCTTTTATTTCTACTGGAGAAAACACAGGTACAGTTACTCCTTCTCTTTCTATAGAGGCTAATGAGCATATATCAATTTCTCTTTGATTATGATACCATGTACCAAGAAGAATAGATCTGTCAGCTTCATTACTCCAAATTTGTTGAATAAGCTCAGGATCTACACCAGACCACTTTGACTTCTTGGACTTAGATACTTTCTCAGCAACTTTCTTTGCATCAAAAGGTTTTTTAAAATGAGAAACAAGTGTTGTTACACTTATCCAGTCAATAGCTTCTCCATCTATACTAGAGTAACTATGATTATCTGCATTAAACTTTATCATCTTTTAAGCATTTTCTATAATAGTATTAGCCAATGTTCTAGATGCTTCATCTTCAGATATCAACATCTTCCTGATATTAGTTACTTCTTCCTGTGTAAACTTACCCTCTATAGAAAGTATCTTTAGTCTTAGAAACTTGTTCTCTGTTTCCAGTTTAGTAATTCTATCTTCTATAGCTTTTAAAGGATGTACCCATGGATCTTCCAG